CGCTGGGTCGTCATCTGGTGACGACCCTTCAGCCGCCGCCAGGGGTATCAATCTGATTGACCCCCTTCATCTCGGGGTCATTACCGAAAAGTCCGGCCATCTCCCCGCGCGCGAGGCTGACAGAAAGCGAACCCCCGACGGTTTTCCAGGCCGCCGGGGGTTCTGTTGGTGGTGGATGCCAAAAAACCAAGAAAGACCATCCTCCACCAGGCTTTCGGATCCGCAGGTCGAGGCCGTTGTTATCTCTAACGATGGTCCGTAATCCGAAAGCCGGTCTATGGGGGTTCAGGTGATGCGTTTCACGTGGACCTCGATGCCGAGTTGCCAGACGTTCGGGGTGCCGGTCACGGTCCAGCGGGTCGCGTCCATGACGATCTTGTCGCCGTTGCTCGGGATGTAGGAGCCGGGCGGCAGGTAGACGGCCCCGCCGGTGGTGACGGTGACCGCGGCCCGCAGGTCGATCGTCGACTTCTCCGGGGCGAGCAGGCAGCCGGGGACGGCCGCGGCGAAGGTGTCCGGTAGCGGGTTGCCGTACTTGTCCTGGCCGCCGGTCTTCCAGATCTCGGCTGTGATGCGCTCGATCATAGGGCTTTCACCCGGTACCGGTCGAGGATCTGGCGTTCCATCAGGGTGAACCCCTGCCAGCCGGCCACGGTCTCGGTGAACGGGCCGGTGACGGTGGTCTTCTGTAGCCCGTCGGGGTTGGCCAGTACCCGCGCGATCACCGAGTAGATCACCGTCTGAATGTCGGAGGGGCATCCCCAGCCATCCTCGTGGAATCCTCGGCCGCGGGTGTAGCCCCGGACCAACTCCAGAACGTGCGGCAGGACGGCGCCGGCGCGGGCGATCAGGGCGGCATCGTCTGGCCGGCCCATCCATTCGGCCGCGCCGGTCGCGTAAGGTCCGGGCATCATGGTCAGGCCCGGGTGATTCCGGTGAGGGTGACGATCGCCTCGGGGTTCAGGGGTGCGGCGTCGTAGCGGGCGACCACGCGGATGGCTTGCTGGTCGTAGTCGGCGAACCGTTCGGTCAGGATCTTCACCGAGGGCGCCAGGTCACGGGCCACGGCGATCTGCGAGAAGTCGACCAGGGCGGCGCGGCCGGTGACGGTTCCGCCGGTGGTGTCGGGCACGCGGCTGGACACGATGACGGGGCATCCCCACAGCCGGAACACGCCGTCGGCGGTCGGGTCGGGCTGCAGCAGGTACTGCCCGGTGGTGTCCTTGACCTTGCGCAACGAGACGAAGTCGCCGGGGGTCAGCAGCCACTTCAGGGCGCCCATGTTGACGTTCGCGGACAGGGCCAAACCCCAGGCGGTCAGCAGCGCGTCGAGGGTGAGCGGGCCACCGACGGCCACGTTCTGGGTGTCGGCGTAGGCGAACAGGCCCTTGGGTGTGGTGACACCATCACCGAGGGCGGACAGGAACTGAGTGTCGAGCTTGGCGGCCACGTCGTTGACCAGCCGGTCCTTGATCGCGGCGTCCAGGCTGACGACCGACTGCCGGGCCAGCTCGTTGCTGTAACGGGTGATGACCTTGATGGACTTCATGGTGCTGGGCAGCATGGTGACTTCGGCGAAGTCGAGGTCTTCCTCGGGGATCTGCTCGTTCTCGGCAACGAAGCCGAGGTCGTCGGCGATCGATGCGCCGTTCTTCGGGATGCGGATCGGGCCGGAGGTGTCGAAGATCTTCGGGCCGGCGGCGAGGAAGACGGACTTCTCCTGCAGCGGCTGGACGAGGGTCTGTAAAACCTGCTCGCGGGTGAGTTCGGTAGCGGTGGTGGTGTCGATGGCAGTCATGATGGTCTCCTGAATGGTCAGTTTCAACGGTGAACGCTGACCGCCAGGGCCCGAAGCGATAAGGGCGCCGGGTACCTGACCCGACGCCCCCACTATAGCATCACATGGATGCTGGTATCACATAGATGCTGTCATTCCCAGCCAGGTGCTACCCAGATGTCGCCGTCGTCCTCGAGGTCGTCGACCTTCATGACCTCGGGCTTCCGAGGTGGTGGCGGGGACAGCCGCTCGAGGGCAAGGGTGATGCGCATCAGAAGGTCGAGGACCATCACGTAGTCGCCGTCGGTCATCGTGCACCTGCCCTCAAGATGGCGGCCAGGTCGACGCTGCCGGCATCGGACTTGCCGGCACCCTGCCCGATGTCGCCGCGCGGAGTGCGGGCCGCGTAGTGCGGATGGGCCTGCAGTAGTTCATCGATCGCGGCGTCCAGTTTGCTGGGATCGTTGAACAGGCTTTCATCGTAGGGTAAGTCGCTCGGGTCTGCCAGGCGCCCGGTGGCGGCTACCCGCAGCGTGAACACCTCCCGGGCCAAGTCAGCGGCCTTCTTGGCCTTCACGCGGGCCTCAGCGGCCTCCTGGCGTAGCTTCTCCACGTAGCTGCGGGGGAAGGTGTCCTGCTCGGTCTCAGCGTCCTCAGGCGGTGCCTCGGGGGCCTCCTGCTCGGTGTGGATACCCTCAGCGGCCTCAGGCGGTGCCTCAGGGGCCTCCTGCTCGGTGCTTTCACGGGATTCCGGGATGGCGGTCGTCGGGGTCTGTTCGGCGGTCATGGTGTCCTCCTAGATGGCGTTGTTGATGGTGCTCATGGTGGTGATCTCGGTGATCTCGGCGTCGGAGTAGCCGAGCTTGCGTAGGGCGTATTCGCGGGGCAGGATGCCTGCCGCCGCGAGTTTGGTGGCCGCGTCGGCCTCCTGAGCGACCGATCGGGTGGCAGGGTCGGCCCAGGACACGCGGGCCCGGACGGTGGCAGGATCTTGCCCGGTACGCACGGCGACCATGAGCCGGGCGACCTGCTCCCAGCTGCGGCCGAAGGTGCGTTGGCGGGCCTCGGCACGGGCCGTCAGAGACGCCTCAGAGGCTCGCAGGGCGTCCGCTGAGGCGGGCTGGTCACCATGCACACCGAGGTAGTGCGGCGGCAGCCCAGACACGGCCGACAGCTGTGCCTGCAGCACGCTGACAGCGGCTTGGTATCCGGCCAGGTCGCCGGCGTCCAGCTGCCCGAACTTCGCGGCCGGGTCCTCCGACAGCATCATCCGGTTCTTCTCCGGGAACGGGTTCACTTCCCGGGTGATGCCGTCCTCGTCGACCTCCTCTCTCGGCTCGACACCAGTCGCCCAGCGGCGGGGCCTGCCCACGTACTCGGAGGAGACCATCAGGTCGAGCAAGATCTTGTCCAGACCGTCGACCAGGGGCATCAAGTCGTCGAGCTCGCTCACCGGGTCGCCCAGAATCCTGTCTGAGGCGGCGAACGGCACCACGGGGACCTGCTCGAACGGATTGACCAGCACCTCGGTCGTGGTGAATCCGGTGGTCGCCCCGACCGCGGTGGAGCTCATCTTGACGATCTCGTTCGGGGTGTACAGCACGACGGCGGTTCCGGTCGGCTGATCGGGGGTTCCGGTTGTCCAGCGCTTCACCGCGGCCACGACCTGACGGGTCGCCGGGTCACGCTCCACCGCAACCTGATGCGCCGATTCGATGCTGACCAGCGGGTCACCCGCGGCGTCGGCCCACACGATCACGAAGGACTCACCAAGCACGAGGGCCTCACGATGCACGACGCCGGAGCACTGGTCCAAGTCGTTGGCCAGCCAGTCGGCCCACAGCTGTGGTGCCGGCCGGCCGTCGACTGTCAGCCCGGTGACACGTAGCCGCTCCGCCAGCGCGGCCACCGCGACCCGAGGGATGTTCGACGCCATCCGGGTGAACCGGGACCCGATCGCGTCGCGGGCCTCCGGTGTCACGAACGCCAACGCCTGTCGTCCCGCGTAGTAATTCTCCAGGCCGGTTCGTCGGGCAGCGCCCGCGTCCAGTGCCTGCAGCATTCTTGTTAGTTGGTCCATGTTGTCTCCTTAGAAGCTCATCGCCCTGCGGCGCTTCGGTTTGTGAGTGGCTTTCCAGGTGGCTCGTGAATGCGCCATGATCGCGGTAACCGCAAGATCGATGTGGCGGCCACTGCTCTTGTTCTCTTTGCGCAGGCGGACCCCGCGCACGTCATCGGTCAAGATTGCGTTCCCGATATGCCGGGCGAGGTCGGGGTCGCAGTCGTGGGTCACCTCGTGGTTCAGGCAGCCCTGCACGAAGTCGTTGGTCGCCGGGGTCATCCGTTGGGCGGTCTGCGGGTACTCGGTCGTCGGGATGTTCTCCTCGGCGAGGATCTGCAGCGTGCGGGCCCACCGGTAGGGGTCTGCGGCCAGTTCGACCACCCGGTACTGCTTGCACAGGTGCCGGATGCGGTCCTCGACCTCCAAGATGGGCACCCTGAAGCCGTCCTGGCCTGACGGCGGCTCCCACAGCCCACCCACCTGCAGATGCGGGCTGGTCGACACGCTGGCCACCAGCAGCGCCGTGGAATCGCCATTGAACGACCCGTCCAAGGTGAGCACGACCTCGGCGCCGTCCGGGATGATCTCGCCGGTACCCAGTTGCGACCACAGCCCCAGCGGCAACAGCGAGGAGTCGTCCTGCTCGACCCACTCACCGAGGCGCGCTCGCCTGAACTCGGCTTCGCGGGTCCGCGGCGGCAACATGGTGGCCAGATGCGACCTCGACACCAGATCGTCCAGGCCGGGATTCGCCAACTGCCAGCAGTGCTCGCAATCGACCGGATGCCCGATGTCGCCGGCGTACTCGACCAGCCGGAAGTCCGGCCGCGGATTGCTGCGGGCCTCCAACACCAAATCCAACATCGGGCTCAGTTCCCGCCATGATGGCGGGCTAGGGGTGCCGATCATCAGCATCTGCGATTCGGCGCGCTTGCCCGTCGAGTTCGCCAGGCTCTCGAAGGCGTCCCGGCGGCAAAAACCGATCTCGTCCATGATCGCCAAGCTGGCGTCCTCACCCTCGATTCGGGCGCTCTCACCCGGCAACGCCAGAATCTGACTATCCGATGCGGGCGCATAGATCGCGTTCTTGTATATCTGGCAGCGCGAAGACAACTCGTCGTTCAACGCGACCATGCGGGCCGCGATCTGCAGCAGCCTCGTCGACGACCGCTCGTCCTGAGCGACCAGCACAGCCCGGGCACCCTCCAGGCCGCTGCAGAACACGTGGTGCAGCGTCAGGGCGGCCACCAGCGTGGACTTCCCCTGACCGCGAGGCAACGACCACAACGCCATATTCGGCCGCGGGTCGTCCAGCAGCGAGGCGGCCAACTCGACCTGCCACGGCCGCAACTTCATCGGATGCTTGGCGCCCGTGCCCTTCGGCACGGTGACGTACCGCTCGCAGAACAGCTTGAATTGCTGCGCACCCTTCGACCGAGGGTGCCAGTCCAACGGCTCCGTGGATACCGCGCCCTTGGGACCAGCCTTCATTTCTTACATACCTCCCCGGTGTAAAATCGTCTCCCCGACTGACATGCGCCCCTCCCGCTCGGTCTGCTTGCCCTGTCCCCCCTGGTCAGAGCCACGTGCAGCACCTCGCCGGTTGTTGCATCGGGCACACACCACGTCGACGTCCTGCAGGCGGATGGGAAGACCAGCATCATGGCGACGCCAAGCTTCAGGGCTGTGGTCGCAGGTGAGGTTGGTGGTGGCACCGCAGTCGGAGCACCAGGGCTGCAGTCGGCGGGCTCGCTTGCTGAGCAGATCCCACGCGCGGTCGTAGCCGGCTGACCGGGATGCCCGGGCCGGTCTGGGTGCTCGCTTGGGCTGGCAGTCATCGCAGTAGCTGCCGTTGGTGGGTTCCCCGCAGGTGATGCAGGGCTTTGGGACGCCGCTCACCGGTCACCCTCACAGCCGGGATGTGTGGTCTGCCCGATCTCGCTGATGATGAGCCGACCACCGCAGACCGTGCACTTGGCATCGGGTTCGGAGTCCTCTGTATATGTGGTGTTACGAGTGTTACGAGTGTTACGTTCGGGGACTTCCAGATCGGGAAACGTAACACTCGTAACACATGTAACAGTGGGTTTATAGACACCACGGGATGGTCGGGTGACCTTGCCGGCATCCAGCAGCCGGTTCAGGTAGACCCGCGACTGCTCGCGATCGAGGCCGAGTCCGACAGCTACCTCAGCGGCTCGAACACCGTCGGGATGCTGGCCGACGAACCGCAGCACATCGGCCGAGCGATCGCCCAGGTTCGCGGTAGCCCGGTCTTCCTCAGCCGCTTCCGCTGCCGACGCGAGGGAATTACCGGCCAGCGTCCACCGGCAGCCGTCCATACTCACCGCGTACTCAGCCTCGGTCACATCGCGGCCGGTCACCAGGAACCTGCCGGTGTTCTCGGTGCGTCGACGATTCAGAACGACCACGGTGTCAGCGGCACCAGCGATACCGTTCGTACCGGACACGCTGCCCACGAAGTCCTCGGCGGACGCCTTCCTGTCGTGGTGCAGCGCCACCAGCGCCATGCCGGGCCAGGAGTCCGCAACCGCCTTCAGGGCGCCAGCGACACGGTAGTCACGCTGATAGTCGGATTCGCCGGGCCTGCTGGGTGGCATCACTTTGCCGAGGGTGTCGAGGATGACCAGCGGCGGCGCGCTGACGTTCGGCAGGTTGCCGAGCCACGCCTCGATGGTCGCTTTCGCGCAACCAGGCAGAACCTGGGTCATGTAGTCCAGGCCGTCGGGAATCGGGTCCGGGCCCAGCAGCTGACGTGCTCGAGATTGCAGGCGACGGTCGCCGTCCTCAAGGGCGAGCAGCAGGACCGGCCTCTTCTCAACGGGGATGGCGCCTACCGCGCAACCACCTGCGGCGCCGGCTAGTCCGATGTCGAGAGACAACCAGGACTTGCCGATCTTCGGGCCGCCCACGAGCAGGGTGAGCCCCTCGGGGATCAGGCCTTGAACGACCCATCGGAGTGGCGGGAAGTGCTGGCTGTCGAGCCAGCGGCCGGTTCTCAGCCCGGCCAGCAGATCGACCTGTTCGTCACTCATGCAGCACCCCCGATGGGATCGACCCAGGAGTGCACGCCGGTGGTCAAGGCGTCGCGCCAGACCGCCGCGGTGGTGGAATCGCTGCATTCGACGTCGACCCGACCGAGGTGCAGACCGTACTCGCGAAGGTCGTCTACGGCGAGAACGACGGGCTGGCGTGGTGCGACGACCAGCACGACCCTCGTGCCCGGCGGGTAGTTCACCGCGCCCTGAATTGCTCGGCTCGGGTCGTCGGCGCGATCAAGGCGGATACGTGCAACTGCAGGTCCGACACGCAGACGTGCACGACCGCGACCAGAATTGTCGGGATGTTGCGCTACGCTAGTTCCAGCGCCTGCAAACGCTTCTTTGGTCGCCTCGGTCCCCGAGCCGGGGCGACTTCTTTCTGCCCACATCAAGCGAGCCCTTTGGGCAGGGAATCGATGTAGCGCCGAAGCTCATTGTCGCTGACGAACGAGCGCCGGCCGATCTTCACCACTGTGAGGCGTCCGGAGCCGATTTCTTCGTACAGCTTGGAGCGTCCGACGGGGATTCGCTGCAGTGTGTCCGCGATGCTGTGTAGCTGCGGCGGTGGAGTGGTTGTGTCCTCCATGTTCCAACCTCTTCCAAGAATGTCCGTTGGTGTTATTGACAGTCTTGGTGTCGAAGTGGCATACTCGCAAGTGTCAAACGGAGGTGTTGTTTATGACACTACTGGAAAGGAAGGCGATGGACGACATGGAAGGCACGGAGGCGCGCACGGTCTCGGCATGGGATGAGTTCTCCCCGTCAGTGATGTCGCCGATCCGGGAGGATGGCAAGGTTGTCGGTTCCGCCTACTGGGACGGGCTCGACCAGTACGTCATCTTCGACGGCTTGGCCTACCCGCCTCGGATGGTGATCGAGCTGCGGGCGACCGAGACGCGGCCGGGCGTGCGATACCGGATGTTCTTCATCCGCGGGAAGGCGCTGCTCACCGATCTGCAGGCTTTCGGTCGGGCTGGTGTTGGGCTTCGGAAGGCGGATCTCGACGCACTGAGTCCAGACCGGCTCGTGCAGCTGGCACTTGACGCCGTGGTCATGCCGGGGGTCGGCTTCGGCAACGATGCCGAGGGGCACGGGGCGGCCTGGATGGGCACATTCCCCCCGGACCCCATGAGTAGGGCTCAACGCCGGACGCATGACGATCGGATCGTGACCCACGGCCGGCCTGCTCTTACTGATGACCACTACCAAGCGATCGCTGATCTGTACACCAGCCGCGGCACCGTGCAGGCGATCGCCGATGAGCTCGACGCGAACTACTCCACGGCCGCCCGGTGGGTACGCGAGGCACGCAAGCGCGGGATGCTTCCCGCGGATCGGAGGGAGAAGAAATGAGCGTCAGACGAGGTAATCACGAGGGTTCGAAGCCGATCCAGCGGAAGGATGGTCGCTGGCAGGTCGCGCTGCGGTACATCGATGCGGAAGGGCTCGCGAAGCGGACGACGGTCACGGCGGCCACCCAAAAAGAGGTCAGGGAACGCGCGAAGGAGGTCCGGGAGCGGCTCGACAAGAACCAGCCACCGAAGGATGCGAAGATCACGGTCGCCGTGTTCACCCGAGAGTGGATCGAGTCGACCCTCGAGGTGTCCGAGCGCAAGGAGTCCACCAAGGCGCTGTATCGCGCTCTCGCGACGAAGCACATCGCGGGCAGCAAGCTGGGGGCGGTCCCCATGGATAGGATGACCCCTCGACGGGTCGATGCGTGGCTTGCCGATCTTCGACGTGCTGGGCTGTCGCAGTCGTCGAGGCGGTCGATCTACATCGTCTTGCGGTCGATCCTCGACACCGCCGTCCGTGACAAGGTGATCGCAGAGAATCCGGCGGCGAAAGCGACCCGACCCAGGGTCGAGCATCACGAGGCCGCGTACCTCACCCCCGATCAGGTCAGGGCGCTACTTGCGGCGTCGGATACAACGAGGTACCGACCCCTGTTCGAGATGATGGTGAATACCGGCCTTCGGCGTGGCGAAGCTCTCGCGTTGACGTGGGACAAGGTCGACGAGGACGAGGGCGTGCTGAGGATTGACGGAACCCTGGCACGGGTAGCAGGCGAGCTCGTTGTGACCCCTCCGAAGACCGCCCGGTCGCGACGGGTCGTCTCCATATCTGCGACCGTGCAGGAGGTCTTGCGGCAACTGCGGCAGCGGCAGCGCGTGGAGCGCCTTCGCGCGGGCTCCCAGTGGCACCAGACCGGCTTCATCTTCACGACGGAACTCGGGATGCCCTGCGACCCCCGGAACGCGCTGCGGGCCTTGAAGGTGTCCGCAGAGAAGGCCGGGCTCCCCTCGGCCGTCGGACTGCACACGCTGCGGCACTCCGCCGCAACGGCGATGTTGACGAACGGCGTCCCGCTCAAGGTGGTGTCCGATGTCCTCGGCCACTCCTCGATCGCGATCACTGGTGACGTGTACGGGCACGTAGCGCCTGAGGTTGCGACGGATGCTCTCGCGAAGCTCGGCGCAGCGCTGGCCTGA